AAAATGAGCTGGAACTTCTGATAGAAAAAAGTCGTACACAAGTTTCGGCTGGTTCCGTTACTCGAACTCCTGGAAAAAATATTCGCAAAACATCAACGAAAGTCATAGTCAAGCCTGTAATAGTAACAAAAGAAACGAGAGTAAGGTAATAGAAAAATGGCATCACTTGGAGATATAGCAATGGGAGCTGGTCGCTTCGCTGGTCGCACTGCTGTTGGTGCTACACGTATGGCAGCCCGTGGTGCCGTTGGTGCTGCAGGTCTAACTACTGCAGCATTTATGGGCGATCCAGATGCTGTTGTAAAAGCAGCTGCCCTAGGATTAGGTGCGGCAGCAGTCGGTAGAGTCAAGTCTGGTATCACAAGTGGTGTCAGAAAAGGTATCGGTGCATTGACTGACAGCGGTTCTGGTAGTGGTGGCACAGCAGGTTCACCAGCTAGAGCGCAGGCTGAACAACCACTCACGGAAAAAACATTCAATGAATTTGCTACCAAGTTCCTAGGATATATGGAAACTCTCGTAGGCTTGAGTCAAGACGAGTTGCGCGCTGCACAAAATCAAGAACTCAGAACTCGAGAAATGTTAGCCGAAGCAACAGGTCAAGGATCTGTACCTACAAGTCTGAGAAAAAAGAAAAAGAGCGCAACAGATCTGTTGAAACTTTTAGGTTTGGGTGCTTTATTAATGGCATTGGGCAGAGCTGCAAAAGGTGGTACAATACCAGATTTAAAACCAGCGATGAAACCACCAGTCAAACCTAGACCACAACCAAGAACAAGAACAACTCAACGAACGCGACAAACGCAACAAAGAACAACAACTAGGCAAAATCGCCGGACCAATCGTGCTTCTCAACAAGCACAAATAAGAGCGCGTCAGCCACGTCCAGGAACACCAAGACCATCTCGTGCTACTCAACAGGCAGAAATAAGAGCGAGTCGGGCAGCACGTTCAGGAGCACCAGCAAAAGTAGAGGTGCCCGAAATGAAACCAGGAGCACCAACAAAAGTAGATCCGGAGCAGAGGAGGGGCATAATTTCAAATATTGCGCAACGCCTCATCTCAGCCGCTGTCACAAAAGCTGTCCCTGTGCTTGGAACAGCATTAGCTGTAGTTGATGCAATAAAAGATGCCTCAGAGGGAGATATCGTTGGCGTTATGACTAATGCTGGAATCGTAGCTGGGTCAGTAGCAACGTTGTTTCCACCAACTGCGATGCTTGGTGCAAATGTTATAGCAACAGCTGTTATCGCCGACTTCTTGAATACTTTACGAAAAGATGAAGGGATCGATATTACAAATGAAGAAGGTAAGAAAATTATCTTGGAAGAGGCTAAGGAATATATTAAAAGATTCAAAAAGATAGCAGATAATCCTAAGAAATATGAAGAGCAACTCAAAGATGTGAAAGTCGCCTCGATGGAGCAATATAGGAGTATGAATCCAGGTGTGTTCGATCAACTCGAGGGAACCACACGAGAAGAGCGAAAAAGAATACGCGATATAGATAAACAAAGATTTGATGAACTCGGCGGTCCGGAAGGAACAGGCACATCGTTCTCAAGATTTCGGGAAGGACAAGAAGTTCTGAGAGCGCGAGAACTCGAACAAAGAGCATTCGAGGAGGCAGAAGGTGATACAACTTCTCAAGAACTGCGCACTGATATTGGAACGCCAATAAAACCCGAAGAACCAGTGGGACCGTCGCCGACT